GCGTCATATGCCATGGTCAATGCCAACTCAATCAGTTTCATCTTGTCTTCCAGACGGTCAACAAGTTCCACGTCAATGATGTTGTATTCAATGAACTTCTGCCAGTTACCTGTATAGAAGTCTCGGAAAGTATCAAACTCCGAGTGGTCCAACTTGCGTTGTCCTAGTTCCACAAATGCAATGTGGTCCAAACGATATGACTCTTGATTAGTATAGGTAAACTTCTTATACAAGTCAAGGTAATCAATAACACTAATACCTGCTAACTCACAGGTAATCTGTGGGCGACCATGCATCTGGATTTCACGTTGACGGACATTGTTCCAAGGAGAAAGTTTCTTGACTGTCTTCTCGCCCATCAGACGCTCAATACGCCTCACGATATATGGGATATCATATAGTTCACAGTTCCACCCTGTAATCACGTCAGGAGCAGTTGTCTGCCACCAGTCTAGGAAACGATTGATAAGGTCAAACTCATCGTGACAGAGCACGAAGGTGACATCCTTACGAGTGTTATTGAATGGTCGTGAAGCAAAGCAGGTGATGTGCTTAGTTGCAGCATTCTGCATTGTGATAGCAAGAAGTTCCTCTGCAACATTGTGTATGTCAGGGAAACCTTCTTCAGCAGCAACCTCAATATCGATTGTGTAGAGTCCAATCTTAGAGATATCAAACTTGATCTCATCCTCAGGATACTTATCAGAAATATACTGAGCAACATACCTGTCATTACCATAGATGGCAAATCCATGAACATCCTTGTACTTCTCTACAAAATCCTTACATTCTGAAATCTTACCAGGTTTAATTGGTTCTACATTGTCGCCGTCAAGCGTCTTCCACTTTGACTCTTTCTTAGAAGGTACATAAAAAGTTGGTGCAAACTCCTCCCTGTAAGAGAATTGTCTGCCATTCTCATATCCACGTACCAGCATTTCATTGAATCGCTGATAGACATTTGTATAGAAGCGCATTACTTAGTTAACTCTTCGTATTCATCAAGTAGTTTTTGGTTGGGTTCAACCATTGTCAATATTTTATCAGAACTCATCATAACAACTTCGTCATCTGATACATCAGTTAACCAAGGTGTGAGTTCTCCGTTTTCAATCAGACAGGGTTTAGTCAGTTTGCAATCGGGTTGTCCGATATCTGCAAGAACTTCTTCAATCGTGCTCAGTAAAAGTAGCCTGTTCGTTAAGCAAAGTACCTGAACTGTCGGGGGTTCCGGTTCCGGCATCATCGAGTCTGGCGGCAACATCATCTCGTCTGTTGCTAAGTTGGTCTCTTCCACTATTTCTCCTTTCGTAAGATTCTACAATTGAATCGAGTGGGTCAGCAATGCAAACCACCCAATCTTTATTTACAATGATATCTTTATCCTTGGATAATCCCATCCACTTATAAAAAATCAACTCATGCTTTGGAGGAGCATCTTCTGCTTCAATCAGAATCTCTTGAGTTTTAATTTTAATACAGTGGGGTTCACCAAAGAAGTAGGATACTAGATTATCATCAGAGTCACGGAACTCCTTGATATCTGCGATGACTTCCTCACCGGACTTTAGTAGTGCAATTTGTACGCTCATAAATCAGTATTTTCCTTTTGGTAGTATAGCATAAAAAAAGAGGGGTTGCAACTGGATTTTGCCAGTTTCCCCTCCGCCTGCGACAACGATATACTTTATTTAGAATAGAAGTTCCAGTCTCTGCGTCTATGATGATCAGGCACTATTTTACTTAATTCCACAATCAGTAACCCATTCTCAAATCTAACTGATCTAACTTCCGTCTCATCACCGAGTGTCCAAGACCTGGTGAAAGATCTTTGAGCCACTCCTCGGTGGTAGTATGTTGGTTCTTCTTTTGGTTCTTCTTTTGTTCCTTCAACAAATAATTTTCCGTCTTGGGTGTAAACATTTAATTCTTTTTCTTTAAAACCAGCAAGTGCTAATTCAAGTCTTGATTCCGTATTGCTGATCTGAACTAGGTTGTATGGAGGATAATTCCCCTGCGTTTCATGGACGTGGGATAATCTATCAAATATATCATCCATACCGATGCTATACTTATTTATACGGTCTACCAAAGAATTTAAATCAGCAGAATGAAACTTCTGAATGTTTACCATTGTACTTCTCCTTTTAAAGCGAGATTAGATTGTGTGGACCCCGAAGGCATCCAATACTATTTAAGCACAAACCATTAAAAAAGGGGATGTGGAATCCCCTACTTTTTTATTCGGTTGTTTCTACTTTCTTCTTCTTACCGATATTATACTTGGTCTCAAGCACCCACTCGTGCTTCTCCTTATATGCTAGCACCTTGATTTGATTCAAGGGTGCAATGTCTGTGACCTTCTCTGGTGAAATAACGCTCACCAGACCCCAGTCACAAAGCAGTTGGATAATTCTGTTGCGTCTCTGGACATCATTCACCGTCAGGTTAGCATGCTTGCCGTCCAGGGCAAACAGTTCCTTAAAGTGGACAATGTAATATCGTCCCTGCTTATGCAGAATATGGCAGGACTGATAAATCTTTTTCTCTTTACGGGATGCAACCCCGATACGTGTCAGAGTTTCACGAACCTTTAGAAAGTCATCTGGTTCATTCAACGTAACTTCAATCATTTGATCCGCTGACCAGCGAACTTCAGGTTCTTGAATCATCTTTTTCCTCCAGTCTCAAATTTAGATTTAATGAATAATAATTGTTCTTTGGTAAGAATGCTCAGAGCCTGTTTTGCTTTTTCATTACTATATCCATAGTAACGTTTGACATAATCTAAATCTCTGATCTCGTCCTTTCGGAGCCACGGAGAGAATCTTTTCCGTTTCCTCACACTATTTAGCATGAACGAATACTGGAGGTTCGGGTCTAAATGTGAATTTAGATTCATTTCATTCGCATACAAAACCGTGTCCAGGTGACCGGACATGCAGCGATTTACAATGTATGCTGGATATTTTGCGTCTGGATCTTCAAGGCGAAGATCTCTCTTGTTAATGTTGATGGAATTCAACCAATCTTTTAGTTCCAATGTCGGATCACTCCTGCAATAATAAAACAATTAGTAACGAGATAAGAAAGAAATATAGCACTCCGTACCACAACCACGTAGTTATCATACCTGTGGGTTTTGTCATCAGAGAAACTCCCTAAACTATATTTCCAAATACGTCCCAGTTTTTTCATCCGTTCTTAGTCTTGTTCCTAATAATAATCTGATCATTCTCGTAATCTGCTACGAACTCAAGAACATCTTCATGGTCCCAAAGCAACTCTTCATAGAGTGCATTGAGTTTTCCCATATCCTCATATAACTGATTGGGGTTTGTCATAATTAAACAGTAAAAGTTCTTTTCGTTCTTTTTGCTCGCGCATATACTCGCCTACAGATCTCATTGTGTATGTAAGGTCAAACTCACCTACTTCCCACCCTTGGAAACGTTCTTTGACCAGTTGAGACGAATTATAAGATATGAGTTGAGGACCAATAGACCGATCACAATCGGCAGCAAAATCGTCGTGGTTGAATCCGTTATGCATACTCCCCTTCCTTCCATATAGATTATCTCGTATGTCGTAGGGGGGATCAAGGTAGGTGAAGCACTCTTTGTTATCAGTAAGGAGTTGTTCATAACTGAGATTAGTAATTTTCCAATCTTTGATTAATTGGGAATACCCTGGAAGTTTTTCGATGCCTCGCATTGAGAAGTTGGAGACACTTGCTTGTTTGCTGAAGGATGATGATTCAGTGAGACCACTAAAACTACACTTATTAACGATATAAAAAGCAACTGCGCGAGATAAATCCGATTCATTATAGTCATTTACAGTCTCCTTTGACTTCAAAAATAGATCTTTAGCAGATCCAGGTTCAGGGTGCTGTGACTTCAGTTCACCAATTCTCTCAGCAAGATCAGCACCAGAATCCTGTAGGACCCTCCAGAAGTTATATAGAGGTTTATACAAGTCATTTACCCAGATATCCAAGTGAGGATACTTCTTAGTGACGTGAATGGCAACACTGCCTCCACCAAGAAATGGTTCTCTATACTCTGTAAAGTTTCGTAGGTCGGGAAAGTAAGGGTCCATTTTGGCTGTTGCCCTACTCTTACCTCCCGGATACCTTAAACAGGTTTTATACGACTTCAACGACATTTAGTTTCTCCATAATAAGTTCATACTTCTCTCGGCGTCTATTACCAAGATAAGGTTTCATAAGTTCGGTCCAGCGTTGTGCTGCTGCGCCTTGTAGATTGATATGGTAAATCGGTTTCTGTCCCGCTGCTTTATGTGCTGGTCCGCCGTCGCTGTATGTAATGCTTCTGCCGTCCATAATAGCGCCGACTCTCTCCATAACGTCTTGGTCGGTCATAGACATACACATAAGCAAGTGCGATTTGCTTGTATAGACTTTACCATTCTTGAATGTTCTCGTTCTAGGTTTTTTATAGACCCAAGAACCTTCTCCCTCCCAGACTCCGCATAACCAAGCAAGTTCAGTATCACTTGGTTCTCTGTGTTCGTAAATCGTTCCTCTAGCCATAAGTTATAGTTACTCCACTACTATTTAGCAATGGTAACATTCTAACACAGAACTCTCAGGGCGTCAAGAGAAAACAGATTATTATACCATAGATTCAAGGATAAGTCAAGTCCCCATCACAGAATGAGTTTCTTTTCAGGAGTGGTGATACCACCGAACATTTCACTATACTTGTTTTTTACAGTAGGGTCAACTGCTGCGATATAAACAATGAACTGTCGTCCTATTGCAATCTCAGGTTCTTGCTTATCAACCACAGTTGCCCAAGGGATAAATCCGACACTCTGTGCCTGAGGGACACAGACCAGTCCATTCCTTACAGTGATGGTCTCATCATTCTCTTCAACAATCTCAGCAACGATTTCTTCGCCAGTGCTGATGCGTAGCAATTTTACATTCATTTTAATTCTTGATAGTGTTTAATTAGTCTTTCAATTTGTTTCTTGTCTGTGCCGCAAGGGGCATTCCTTAAACAGATAAGAGTAGCAGCAGTATCTGAGATTGTGGGTTTGATAGTAAATCCCCACTTATCAACTTCACCTTCATCGGGTGCTTCAACGTAATCGAATTCATGTGGCATTAAAATCCCCCACCTTTACCTTTTTTCTTTGATTTAGGTAACATCTCTTTTAGTTCTTTTTCAGAGTAGTTATCGTAGAGTTGAAGCATACGATCTAGTGCATATTGAAACTGAGAACCAGCACTCATCTTACTGAGCATATGATGTGCTACATCATATCTGAGTTCCTCTAGTTCGTTCTTGTTCACTTGAACTCACACTCAACCATAATTTCAGTCATTGCCGCCAAGAGATTGATTTCTTGGTCTGCTACAAATGCCGATTGATACTGATACTTAGCAACAATGAGCACAGCAGCAGCAATGCTAGGACCGTCCAGAACTTCATAAAGAGCATCGTAAGCACGACGCAAAAGTACATTAGGATCATTGTCCAGATTAGAAAC